CAAAGAGTCTGCAATGACTTCGGCAACATGGCGTCGGCGAAGTTCATAGACGACCTACAGAATGTTGTTACCGAATATATGAAGTCAACCGCCTTCAGCGTTGGTGTCAGCGATTTGATTTCCAACCAAAAGACAAACGACGAGATTATTCAGGTAATTACAAAGAAGAAAACGGACGTGAAGAATCTCATTAATCAAGTGCAAATCGGAATCTTTGAAAACAACACCGGCAAGACAAACGAGGAGGAGTTTGAGACGCAGGTAAACAGTATTCTTAATCAAGCAACGTCAGAAGCAGGAAAGATCGGCCTTAAGAGCCTGGGAAAGACGAACCGTTTCGTTATCATGGTAAATGCAGGGTCAAAGGGGTCAGACTTGAACATTTCCCAGATGGTTTCTTGTCTCGGACAACAAAACGTAGACGGAAAACGTATCCCATACGGATTTGAAAACCGCACCCTGCCGCATTTCACCAAGTATGATGATTCCCCCGGAGCGCGTGGATTCGTAGAAAGTTCCTATATTAACGGCCTATCGCCACAGGAGCTATTCTTCCACGCTATGGGCGGTCGTGTAGGTCTTATTGATACTGCAGTGAAGACATCCACCACCGGTTATATTCAGCGCAGATTAATCAAGGGTCTGGAAGATTTGATGATCTCATACGACATGACTATTCGCACAAACAAGAATAAGATTGTTCAATTCTCATATGGCGATGACAGCATTGATACCACAAAAGCTGAAGATCAGGCCATACCAATTGTCTCTATGAGCACCCAGGACATCTACGCTCATTTCCTTATCCCAGAAGAGAATGGAAAGGTAAAAGCGCTCAGTAATATATTCGTGAAAAATGCGATGGCAAGACAAAAGAAACAGAATAAGGAGTTTATGGATAAAACACAGAAGTATATTGATTCTATGATTACTGCGCGAGAGGCTATTATTAAGCATGTGTTCAAGAACAAGGGTGACTCGTCAGTCAGCGCGCCAGTAGCGTTCTCATACGTGATTAACAACATCCAGGGCCAATGCAACATTACATTCTCGTCCTTAGTTGATATTACGCCACTTGAGGCGCTTGAAATGATTGAGAATTGTTACAGCAATTTGGAGAAGATTTACTATGCCCCGCCAACAAACTTGTTCAAGACTCTGTTCTACTATTACCTGTCCCCCAAGGACCTCCTCATTGTAAAGAGATACAACAAGGCCGCGTTGACTCTCCTGTTGGACACGCTTACACTTCAATACAAGAGAGCGATTGTAGCGCCAGGAGAAATGGTTGGCATGATTGCGGGCCAAAGTATTGGTGAGGTGTCAACACAGATGACATTGAATACCTTCCACTTTGCAGGTGTTGCATCTAAATCAAACGTAACTCGTGGTGTGCCAAGAATTGAAGAGATTCTGTCGTTATCAAGCGAGATTAAAAACCCATCGCTCAGCATCTATCTAAAGCCTGAGGATGAGCGCCAAAAGGACAAGGCACATGCTATCATGTATATGTTGGAACATACACGGCTTGAAGCGGTTGTTAAGTCAATTGAAGTATGCTTTGACCCCGACGACCTCAACACCTTAATTAGCGAGGACAAGGATACCATTGAGCAGTACAGAGCATTTGAGAATATGGTTGCAGAGTGCTCCGAAACATCGCTTCAAACGGACGAAAACGAAAAGTCCAAGTGGATTATTAGAATGGTCATGGATCCTGAAGTGATGCTCGACAAGAATATTACAATGGATGATGTCAATTTCACACTAAAGAATTGCTTTGACGAACAAATCAACTGCATCTACTCAGACTTCAATTCGGATAAATTAGTATTCCGAATTAGAATGACCGAAGTAATCAAGTCTGGAAGTGGTCGTGGTGGTCAAAAGAAAACGAAGGTTAACCCACTTGACCAATCTGACCAAATATATCTCTTGAAGAATTTCCAAGACCAATTGCTGCAAAATGTGGTCCTCAGAGGAATCAAGGGAATAAACAAGGTCGTTCTCAGAAAAATCGTTGATAACATGGTTGAGAATAATGGTGTATACAAGAAACAAGATATTTGGGTCTTGGATACCATTGGCACAAACCTGTTAGATGTTCTGAGCCTGGATTTTATTGACAACAAGCGAACCACCAGCAATGATATTATTGAGATATACCACGTTCTTGGTATTGAAGCTGCGCGCCAGGCAATTTATAATGAATTGGTTGATGTTGTAGAGTTTGATGGAACGTACATTAACTTCCACAATTATAGCGTGTTGGTTGATAGAATGACGGCCACCGAGAAGCTAATTTCCATATTTAGACATGGCATTAATAATGACAACATTGGTCCCATCGCGAAGGCGTCATTTGAAGAGACCCCAGAAATGTTCTTGAAGGCAGCAAGACATGCAGAGTTGGACACGATGCGAGGAGTATCTGCGAATGTAATGTGCGGTCAAGAGGGCTTCTTTGGAACAAGCGCATTCCAGGTAGTGCTTGATATTGAGGAAATGCAGAAATTGGAGGCAACGAGCGAGTACAGACCAGCGAACATTGAAGATGAGATTGACAAGTTCTTTGGAAATGTTGCTAATCCGGATGACCCGTGCGGCGTTAATAAAATTGCCATACAAAATAATGTCATTGCTATCCAAGAAGAAGACATGGGCGGCGATAACACTTACAACCCAGGATTCTAAACCAACAGCAGATTGGAGTTTCAAAAATTTAAATTTATAACTAATAGGTATTAAATATAAATTTAAATATAATTTAATTACAAAAATGTCTACGCTTAGTTTAATCATTAAAAATATTGCAAAAACTGAGACAGATTTTTTTTCGCCCGAGTATAAGAATGACGGAGCCAACGGCACAGTTCGGATATACTTTCATATTTTGGCGTCATCTGATCTAAGTATAAAACAACAGTATAAGTTTTTCAAGGAAACACCCGGCGGCTTCTTGATGAGTGGGAACGAGAATGCATTTATTGAGTATTTTTGCAGGATTAAAAAAACATATAACGTATTGAATCGGTTTGCCTATAATTATAAATATAAACGGGCCAAAATTGTAGCAGAACGCGACCTATGTTTGAACGAGCTGAAACTATCCGACCCCAATGTTATATGCATATATCAAAACAATGCCAAATATTTATTTCACGTAAACGACATGGTCCAAATTATTGATACGTCATTGACAAATGCATTCATGTTTTTTTCTGAACCGATGCCAATCAAAAACCCGTACAACAATCTGCCGTTTAATAAATCTACTCTGTACAATATCTATTTTTTTATAAAATTCAACACTCGTTTGCATCCCGAACTTTTGATAAAGTTTTATAACTGTTCGTTTAACCTGACCGAGTTCAAGCACGCGAATGAGTATTTATTGCGTGAATATAGCATTCGCAATTTTGTGTATAAATCAAGCCAGGACGACCTCACCGATGAAATTAACGACATGATAACTCAATATAACTCTTATTGCAAATCTCGCAAACTAAAGAACACGATAAATATCGACGAGGAGTTTCCAAAGGATAAAATGATAAAAATTTTCCAGCCCTATTTAATGTTATATATAACATCCAAGTATGCGTTTTTAGAGCACGATAGGAGTTTTAGCTTATTCTCGCTTAGAACTGGCCTGTTGAGATTTAATAAATTCAACCCCATATTTGGCAGGAAAGTACATCGCATCCAATATGGGCAGACAAAGGACTTTAAGCGAAAAATATGCGGGAAGGTGGTTACGTTCAATGATGGCCACATAGGATTTAATCCCATAGAGAAACAAAACAAGGAGTTTTTATCGGACCATCTAACGTGCCAGACCCGCAACTTTGTATTGGATGAGCAAGTTCCTCTGCCAAGGTATGCGTTATTCTCGTATAGTGACAATCGTCTGGCCATATTAAACGACGATGACGATGCGGATGATGAGGCTGATGAGGATGATACAGAAGACGCGGATATAGCGAACGCCGCAACTAACGACAATGTCCTTAACAACGACGATAATAGCGACCAAGAAGAAGGAGCTGAAATTGAGGATATTTATAATACTACCAATAGCCTTAATGTAGATGATATAGACGACGACGTGGATGACGACGAGTCGGTAAGTTAATTGTCTGAAGAACTTGCTACGACAATCGGACGTTTAGTCTTGGCAGTTCTGCTACGGCCATTCCTTGCAACGGCAATTTTTCGTCTTGTTCGCTTCTTCTTTGGAAGCTCAAACACTTCTTCGGGTGAGATGGATACAGTCTCTTCTTCAATAACCATCTTTGTTTTCCTTGCCGGTTTATCTTCTGGCTGTTCGGCTTCTATAGCGAATGGNATTTTCTTTTTATAAATAGTCGTGGTTGGNTTTTTAAACGACTTCAAATATGCAGCGACAGACACCTTCGTGTTTATAGCTGTTCTTATTCTCTTTGCACAATCAGCATTTAATTTGTCGAGTGAAATTTCAGTATCGCCGGTGTTCGTTCGGATAAGCTTATACCCAGGAACAATCTCCGCTCTAAAGGCAGGAATTACAATAAATGTAAACTTATCGCCCACGTCTCCATAGCCGACGAACTCATGCTCCTCATATTTAGTCTGTAAAATCCACTTTTGCGATATGAAAATGGTGGGGATTTTGTACTTTGAAACGAGCAACCACAAGTCCAATGCAGTTAAAAAGTAGTTATCAGTGTATAGGAAGCTCTGAAAGGACAGCGTTGCTGCGTGGACTTGGTCGCCGAGTGTCTTTTTCCCCTCCAGGATTAAAATGTCCACTATTTTATCCTGAAATTCGCCCAAGTAGGTCCGATATTCGTCAAACAGTTCATTTTTAACCTGGTTAATCGTTAACGATGTACCTGTTCTTTTTTCAATTAGGTCAATAATAAAGGTAAATGTACAATAGTTAAACTTACTATACTCCACCTCAGAGTAATCGGCAGGGAAACAACTCTTCCACACGCTGGATGTAATGTGTTCTTTTGTAACTTTATTACAAACACGTTCATTTTTTCTTCCAATCGCGTGATCCAATGAAGGAACTGTATTATCGTACACCTGACTTATAATCGGTTGAGCCTCATCATAAGAATTAGATTTTGTATACTTATTTATAGGCGCGGGGGTCAACGTGTCAAAGTATTGCAACAAAAGCGAATGAATGAGTATTATTTCGGTATCGTTTAAATTGTAGTTAATGTTACTGAACGACAAATACGACTTGGGTTGAAACATGAAAGACCTGATTCTATTGTATCGGATTAGTTCATCCGCCATCCTGCCGTAATAAATATCTTCATTTTCGTGGCCAGTAATAATGTTTTTATTCGGCAATATCAAGTTGCAGCTATTTTTCTCCGTGACGCACAAATTGGGTGTCGCTGAACAGGCAGCCTCGTCCTTTACAACACACGTGGAGACTTCGCTGATTGATTTGTAAAAGTCGTCATTTCCCGTAAATTGTATTTTTTCACCAACCAAATCATGCAACAACTCGGTTATAGTTTTCAACTTTTCAGAATATATTACATATTCGCGCTTCGTCTCATCTTCAATTTCCACCCGAACCTTGGCGTTATCGTAATCATTTATTAAAATACGAATAGTGTTACGAAACACATTGTAAAAGCCGGTTTCAATGCGAATTTTCCGAACATACTCAACACGTTCCTTGTCAACGTCATGCTGTGTTGTGAATTCAACCTCTGTTGAAACCATGGGGTTAGATTTCATATTGACAATATAATTGTCATTGTTTATATTTTTTGTTAGCGCTAAATCAGGGTCAATTTCATCCAGCCGGACTGGTTGCGAGAGTTGTATAAATTGGCCTGTATTTACTAAGATGCCAACAACGTGCTCGTCCTCAATCACGTTAAATTCTGGCTCACATGGAATGTCCGGACTCGGTCTACGTTTGCCGCTTCGTTTGTAAAGCTTGTTCAAAAACTGCACCGTATTTGTGTATGTGTTCCACAAGGTCGGATCTGTCATAAATACAAAGTCCAAGTTTTTCTTTATCTCTTCGTCCAGAGTGGACGGATAACACGGAACAAATCCTGTTCTATCGCTTCCCCCAGGCTCCTCTGCAATCACACCAATTACCTTGCTGTTAAAATTTAAAACAAGTTTTTTGATTTTATACTCATACTTGTCCAATTTCTGGATTAGGTCATAAACAACCAAGGCTCTTTTTGCTCGGTATAAGTTAGGCATGCTGTCTAATGGTTTGCAAATCAAACTAAAAAATGGCTTGATGATTTCTTTAAAAACCGCACGCATTGTCTTGGAGAGATGGGGGTCATATTCCTTGAACTCCTTGATAACCGAAATTCCTTTATTGTTTGTAGTATATGAATATATTGGCTCATAGTACCCGTCTTCGCTCATTAAAATAATAGTCGGTTTTCTTGCTTGATAGAACTCCGACGAATAGTGATTCGTTGGACACAAAATACTAACGTTGTTTGTTATATCATCCTTTGGAAGATGAAAAATAACAAGGTTTACTCCAGTTGGGAACAAGTATTTGTTTGGCATACTTATAATATCCCACAGGTAAGTGTGGTCAATCACTACATTATCGTCGCTTAAAAAGCGAATAAAGTTTTCAAATGCAGATGCAACCTTTAGGAAATACTCTGCGCCCTCTGGTGTGTTTGGCGCGCCGCTTGAATATAGCTTTGAATATAGTTTGGATGTTTTATATTTTTCTACAGACTCGGCCGGTTTAGTTGGGTCATAAAAGCTAATCACAAGGTTCCCATTTTGATATTTAACGAAGGAGTCAACCGAGATGGCCTTGATTATTCGCTGCCGCATTTCCTTGATACTTAGTACTCGAGTCATGTTTTTGGTCAACTTGTTTTCGTCGTCCACAACCCGCTTACCGAAGAATAAGACGTCTGAAACGCATGCAACAAAAGACTGATTTTTATTCACCTCTACTCCGTGGCGAAGTAAGCATGGGTGATTCTCTTTAATATTAGAATTTGTTTTGCTTATTTGGCAATCCGCATTAACCTCGTGAAGCATTGTTTGAATTTCGCCAGGCAAGTACCCCCAGCGCCCAGAATCAAGAGGGAACTTTTCCGGTCCTTTTACATACTCGTCTTCAACTGCCTCCTTGGGCTTTCCCTCCTTTTTGGCAGGCTCCTGTCCGAGACACTTTTGATTTTCTGCGCGTCGCCCCTCAGTATTGTACTTGTCAAAGCAGCATGGGAGGCAAATGCCCTTGTTCGGGTGGGAATCCGGAATCAACCCTGGATATTTTTTATAATCCTTTTTACCGGGCTTTGGCTGATAAAATTCGTAAACATAATATCCTGGTTTTACAGTCTTTTCTCCTTTTGGCAATACCCTTCCGCACGTAGGGTGCTCCAGTTCTGTTTTGCCGTCTTTTCCAGTAACAGGCGTTAGTTTTTTGGGGTCTACAAACGTATTATTCTTTAGGCACCAGTAACGAGGGCAAATATAGTTGAATTGATGCTTTTCGTCAGAGCCGTATTTAATTACGTCTCCCTCCCCCAGAAAGTCGGGGTGTTCCTTATTTATTTTTGCAAGCTGTGAGTCGGTCAAAATAACAGGTTGCCTTCGCATATTTGAACTGCACGTTCTTGGGTAAGAGTTAAACAGCTCAGTGTCCTCCTTCAAGATTAAAACAGGATCCTTCTTTTCAATTAAGGCCTGGAAGTGGTACGGCTTTTT